TATGCGCACGATGGCGCTGTTCGCATCGGCAGTTGGGAAAATGATTTGGAAAGTGTCGTTGGTTACTGTTTTATCAGCACCAAAGTCCAACACAGCGATGGATTTGTTACCCTGCGTGACGTTATAAATTAACGCACAACGCGCAGTAAATGAAGCACTTGCCCAGCTTGTATTGCTAAACGAAATAAAAGCTGTAGGCACTGCACTTTGGTTAGTACTTGATGTTGGAGATACACTAATAACCAACGTATTACCACCAGTTGTATAACCTGTACCACTTGAAGACACTTCGTTGCTTGTGGTGTAGATAGTTGTATCCGCATTCAAATCAGCATTGGCTGTATACAACGCAATCTTGAACGTGTTGGGGGAAGTAGGGCCAAAGTTGTGAACAGCTTGTAGAAGCTGAATCTTGCAACTTGTGGTTACTGTTTGAAGAATGCTCATGATACTTGTACCCTAACTTGGCCGTCGCGATAAGCGTCAGCACGTTGTTTGCCGTCACCCAAGTTCTTAAGCAAGGCAATAGCTTGCACGTAACGATCTTGAGCTACTTTCATCATATCGGCCTCTTGACGCATATAAACAAATGCTTCACAGATTGTCCCATATAACAGCGCAGAATCAAAGTTGTCACCAAGCCATGACGTACCCGCAGTTACGATGGATGGTGGGTAATAGTAATAATGCAACTCAGCCATGTATGCCAAGTCGGGTGTTGGGCCAACAATAAAAGTTAATTCATTTACGTCTGCAGATTGGGGGCCAAAGATGCCATAGTGTTTTGGTTCACCGCGCCCGGCTGTTTGTGGATATGCTTCACGAATGAAGTTCACATCCTTGTTCAACAGGTATAGATAATCGCCTTGGAAAATGGTAGTACTAGACACAGTTCCGGTACTCGCCTTAGTCATATATACCGTTGTGCCGGTAATTGCACGGACATACGTTTCCGAGGGGATGTTTGCATTGGCAATAACTTGACCGGGCAGAATGCCTGTAGCGCTTGCTACAGTTATCGTAAAAGCGCCTGAAGTGCCTGTAGCAGTTGTAGTGATGACAGGGTAGATTGATAAGCTGTATGGTGACAAAAAGTCCTGTGGACAAGCCAAGTACTTATTGCCGGAATTCAGTGAGCCTGTCACGTTCTTTCTCAAGTTAGCAATCTGCACGGTGTTATAGATGCGCTGCTCCGCCTGACGGATAAATGTATCCATGTCAGTGGTTGGGAAAGTGTTCTCGCAATAATCAGTTACTGCGGTGACAAGCTGACTGTAATTCATATTTATGCCATTGGGCCTCTGCACATAACGCCTTTAGTGGCTGCGCCTGCACCACGCATTTTGATGCCTGATGTTTTAACGCCGGGCTGATCACGACGTGTTACCGCGCCCACAGACATATTGACTGTGCTTGCATTACTATGGTTTGGGCCTGAACCGGGGTTATCAGACACGCTGACAGCTTTACCAGTCATAGTATGCGGTTCAGCATAAACGCTAGCATCGCCAACTTCTTTACCCATCATCTTTTTGCTATATGTAGCCATATTAGCCTCCGCGTTGATTCATTGCACGCGCCATATTACGACCATGCTTACGCATAGCCATACCGGTAACGCCGCCTTTAGCAAGCTTAGTCATTGGCTTACCGGGGTGCATAGCTTTTTCATGCTTATGCACAGCACCTGCAACCATCTTCTTGTCTTGCGCTAAATCTTTCTTGTCCATATTAAGCTCCTATCTGTACCGTTACTGTACCAACTTGCGCAGCTAATGCCAAGTAATTTGGTGTTAAAGCCGCATCAAAAAATCTAGACCCGCCAACCGGGTTCCAGCCCCATTGAATATCCCGTGAACCGCCCGTCGGAACACCCCCGCTTGGACTGTTTACAGGATAAAGCTGTAAACCATTTACACCTGCAGTGTAATAGGTTGTATCTCTACGTGGATTACGCAAAGCTTGCGGATCATCCACAGGAAATGTTCCCAACATCAATTGTGGCTGATCGGGATCCCAACACTCGGGACAGACCAACAACTGATATTTACGCTGCTTAATAATTTCTGTCTTAAGCTGCTTTAACTTGTACTGCTGGCCACAACGATCGCACATGGCAATCGCTTTTTTGCCAGATGCAAACCTATTCCCCATTATGAGTTACCAATAAACATTTGACGAGGTACAAACCGTACAGGGGCTTTCTCACGGTCTTCCCCTGCCGCAATCTCAAATGTCTCCATGTACATCTGTTTAAGCATTTCAATCCGAGGCATCAACTCTGGGGTCTTTACAGCAATATGGTACGCCAGACCAGCTACCAAAGAAGGTAGGAAACGGAAATTCATATCGGCTGTCTCGACACCCTTGCCTGCGTCTTGCACGCGCCTGAGTCTCCAATAAACAAACTGATAAGGAGTAGAGTTATCAGGGGTAGGCCAGACAGTAACTGCTGGTAACTGAGGTACAAACACCGCCGTACTTACCGTATGAGAAGCAGCCGTAGTATTGTTTTGACCACGGAACACACCGCCAAGGACATTTCCCGTGACGTATGTGTAGTAAATATCTTCTGTATCAAGGCGAATGAAGCCTGATCCAGCTAACCCAACCACCGAGTTAAGCGTGATCGTGGTGTCCGTGGAGGCGACGGCTGACGCAACAACCAGATCAGTTGGGTTAGTTTCCCCAGAAAGGCGCTGAATCCAGACTTGGATTGGACGGGCCTGTTGGAGCTTATTGGGAATCGTGGCATAAGTAGAAACACTAATACGTGTAATAGTTAGATCTGCTTGTGTAGAAGGAGTGTTAGACCCCGTGCGAACAACATGCTCAAGCAAATCAATAGTGTCCGTTGGTAGGGCGTATGTAGCTAAGCCCGGGGTCAAATTAATGATCCCCTGCTCCATCGTCCACATGTTAATACCCTTGCTCTGCCACTCAATCGTCATCAGGTTCATAGAACGACGTGCTGTACGCAAGTCATAACCAGAACGCATCTCACGGCCAGCCCTCTCCCATGCTTCCTCGGCAATCTCCGTGAAGTCCATATTGAACAGGGTTAAGCCGGTAGTGGTCATTTTTTAGCAGTCTTTGCAGATTGAACAAAAGCGTCGGCAGTGGGAGCACCCTTCTGTCCGGGCTTACGCATCTTTTCTTTGGAGCCAGCGGCTATCCGCTTACGTTTGGCATTAATGTTGGCATAAAGGCCAACAGGCCCGCCTTCAGCATACTGCGTAAAATCAGTATCATCACGGCGAGCTTTTTTCACGCCTTTGGGCATCTTAGAGGGCTTTATTGCCCCCATTCCACGGCTCGCCATCATGATTATTTCCTCTTTGCCATACCGCCACCGCACATGACCATAGTGCCACGAGTTTTACCTCGTTGAGCAATACCATCAGCACGTTTGGAAGCAGTCATACCGCCTTTAGCGTAGCCGCGCTGTCCACGAACTGCATCACGCGGATCTTTCTTTTCGGGAGCATATTCGGTATTGCGCAAAGACTTTGTGTAAGCAGCTTCAGTAGCCGTATTCATCTTGCGGTCAGCCATTTCTTCCCGTGCTTGCTTTTCTGCTGGACTCATTTGAGCCTCCTTAAATTAGCAGGCTTTGCCGCCGCGCTTCATTTTCTGAATGCCGATGCCACCGGGAACGCCAGAGCCAGCCATCTTAACTTGCTTGCCTTTTGTTTTGCCCTGCTCAGCAACACCGTCACGGCTAGGAGCCGCTGTACGAACTTTACCCATTGCGGAAGGTTTAGTAGAACCACCTGCTGCCATCTTTTTCATATCGCCACCTTGTTTAAAAGTTTTGCCTTTATCGGCATTGTTGAACTCTTTGCCCACAGATTGTGGGACACCTGCTTTCTTAGCAAACGCTGGGTTGTGAGCCACCGCTGCCATGAAATTTGCTTGTTTTTTACTTGTACTAGGCATTACATATACCTTCCACGAGTCTTACCTCGCTGAGCAATACCATCACCACGACGTGAAGCAGAGCTAGCTTTAGGTGTAGATTTTGCCTTAGATTTAACCTTGCCGCCACGTTTAAACTCACCTGTATCATCTGAGTAAGTGTTTGACATAGCTGACTTAGTGTCATTAGATGCAAAGCTACGATCTTCTTCAGGGATCTCGCCCCTATCGGATATGTAATCCTTGCCAATATCTCTAGCAAGACCTTTTGCAAAACCTTTTGGATTGATTACTGCTTCAGCCGTACCGGGGGCCGCACCTAAAGCTTCATTAACTTTTGGGCCAAAGTACTCAATGGCAGAACCAATCGGATCGGCTAACACTCTGACGGGTTTAGGAACATCAATGCCAGCTTTGTCGGCTAAAAATAAAGCAGCTTTTGTTGCGGGGTTCATAATTACTCAGCCTTTTTGAATAAGCTGGTCAATCTTTGCTTCAAGCTTGTTAAAGCGTTGGTCAATGTGGTTCGTAATGCGATCCACTTCTGCTTGAGTAACGTTATCACGGGC